CAACTACAATTAGAGTTGCAATAGTGAGTAATGCGAGTGGAGCAGCAACTGTATCTGTAGGAAAAACAGGAACAGCTCAATACCTTATAGCTAACACTAACGTTAAAGCTTTAGGAGAAACTTCTTCAATAGCTAATGGCGCTTTAGATGAAGCTGATAGATTTGGTTCTGATACACAAATTACAGCGACTCTTATATCTGCAGGTGGTACTGCAACTACAGGTCAAGTAACTGTTACGTTCACGTATGTTCAAGCTAACAACTTACAAGACGCAGCAACAGCGTAATTAATTAATTAAGTGTGGGCCTTCGGGCCCACATAAAATTTAATAGGAGAAAAAAATGTCATCATATTCAAGTGATCAACTCGTAGCCCATGCTACAGCAGATGGACAAATGGTTCCTACAACACAAAGAGCTAGAATAACTGGTATCCAAGCTGAAGGAGCTGCAAGTTCTTCTATTGTATTTAAAAGCGGTGGAGCTGCAGGAACTACAATAGCTACATTCAAATTTGGAACTGAAGGAATAGATTTTTATGTTCCTGGTTCAGGAATTTTATTTGATGAAGGAGTTTATTTAGATCTAACAAACACTCCAGGTGTTACTATAACATTTACGTAGGAGTAAATCGTGGCTACACTAACTTATACAGTAACCGTAGCATCGGGGACTAACGCCTTTGGAACCGCTAATAAATTTTTTATTAACGGAGAAGTAAGTCCTGTATTATTTTTACAAGAAGGCGATACTGTTGTATTTGATACTTCTGATAGTTCTAATACTAATTTTAAATTTTCTTTTTCAGCAACTAAAGATGGAACTTTTACAACTGGTGGAACAGAATATACAACAGGAGTTACACATACAGGAACTCCAGGGGCTACAGGAGCAAAAACAACAATTAATGTTGCACCTGTAAGAACAGTTGGAGCACCTTTATTATTTTATTATAATTCAGGAGTTACAACCACTTCTGGAATGGGTAATACTGCTCAAACTATTTCTCCTACTTCTGAAACTACAGAATTTAATCCACAAATAGATGATATTATAGAAGAAGCTTTTGAGAGAACTGGTGTTAGAGGAACTAGAACTGGTTATCAGTTGAGATCAGCAAGACGTTCTTTAAATATTATGTTTCAAGAATGGGGAAACAGAGGTGTTCATTTATGGAAAGTAAAACTAGCTAAAGTCCCTTTAGTAGAAGGTCAAGCAGAGTATAGTTTTGCAGCAGATTCAGAAAATTTTCCAAGTGATATTAGTGATGTTCTTGAGTCTTTTTATAGAAATAATTCTTCAACTACGGAACCTCAAGACATTGCATTAACTAAAATAGATAGATCTGCATATTCTCAAACACCAAATAAATTAGCTAAAGGTACACCATCACAATATTATGTAGAAAGAAAACTAAACCCAAGTATATTTTTATACACAACACCAAGTTCAAGTGTATCGAGCACAACTACACCAAGTAGTTTTCAATTTTGTTTTTATTATTTATCAAAAATTCAAGATGTTGGAGCATATAATAATACTTCAGATGTTGTTAATAGATTTTATCCTTGCATGATGTCAGGACTTGCTTACTATTTAAGTTTAAAATATTCACCTGAAATGAGTCAAGAACTAGAACGAAGATATGAAAGTGAATTATTAAGAGCACTTGATGCAGACAATCAAGGTACATCTACATTCATATCACCACAAACATTTTATGGAGATGGAGTATAATGGGTAAGTATGCTTCTGGTAAACACGCATTAGCAATTTCTGATAGATCAGGAATGGTGTATCCATATTCTGAAATGGTTAGAGAATGGAATGGATCTTTAGTTCACACTTCAGAGTTTGAAGCAAAGCAACCACAACTTTCTCCAAAACCAGTAGGTTCAGATCCTCAAGCTTTATATAATCCAAGACCTCAACCAAATTCTAAAACAAGTTTAATACTTTTAGATAATAATCCATTTACATCTATTATTTCTGGTGGTGTAACTTATGTAAATGTTTATTCTGAAGATCATCAAAGAGCTGCTGGTTCTATTGTAAGGTTTAGGGGTAATCCTCAAGTAACAAGTGCTGGGCCCGGTGGTTCTGATCCAGCTGATTTAAAAAATTTACAATCATTTGCAAACATACCAACGTTTGACAATGTAACTGATTTAAATAATGCAAATGGTTTTACAATTGCATTAGGTCAAATAGATTCAGCAGGGAATATTACAGGAGCAACGACATCAGATCCTATAACAAATCCAATAAGTTATTTTTATATAACGAGTACTAGTAATGCAACAACAGGTAATGTAGAAGGTGGTGGAGCAAATTGTTCTGCAGGACCAGTAACACTTGAGGTAGTAAACGGATAATGGCATATACTTTAACAAACTTACAAACAGATATTAAAAATTATACAGAGGTAGATAATGGTGTTACAACTCCAAAGGTTTTAACGGATTCAGTTCTCAACACAATTATTAAAAACGCAGAAAATAAAATTTACAGAGAGATTGATACCGATCAAAATGTATTTTATGCAACTTCAAATGCTATTATTGGAAATAGATATGTAACTATTCCAAGTGATTTAAGAGCAATTAGATATGTTCAACTTAAAGATCAAGCTGGAAATCAATACTATTTAGAACAAAGAGATACTAGTTTTATGGCCGAATATTATTCTACACCTTCTACATCTGCTGTAGATATTCCTAAATACTACGCTAATTGGGATGAAACTTTTTGGGTAGTAGCCCCTACACCAGATAAAACTTATGAAATTACAATATCATATGATAAAGAGCCTATAAGCATTACAGATACCACACAGCCAATAGGTGCTCCGGCATCTACTAACGGAACTTATTTATCAAATAAATATCAGGATTTACTTTTATATGGTTGTCTGATAAATACATTTGCATACTTGAAAGGCCCGCAGGATATGTTACAATACTACCAACAGGCTTATAGACAAGCAGTTGAATCGTACGCTATCGAACAAATCGGTATCAGACGCAGAGACGAATATCAAGATGGTGAAGTTCGCGCTCAACTTAACGTTAAGTCACCATCAAGTTAATTAAGGAGATAAAAAAATATGGCAAATATAATACCGTTTAGTTTTAGAGGTGCTCTTTTTTCTGCGCAACATGATTTTTCAAATGGTGGAAATACTTTTAAAATTTCTTTGTATACAGGTAATCCGTATTCAACATCATCTACAGTTGCATTGTTAGGAACTGGAAACCAAGAAGTAAATTCAGCAGGTAGCACTAACTATTCTGTTAAAACTTTAGCCTCACAGGCAGTGGCTTCTGGTACAGCGGTTGCTTCAGTTGATTTTGGAAATGTTACTTATAGTAGTGCATCTTTTACAGCAGCTTTTGCAGCTATCTATAATACAGATACAGTTGATTCAGTAGCAAATAGACTAGTAGTGGTTTTAGATTTTGGTGGAAACAAGACAGCAACTAATGGTACCTTTACTATTACGTTCCCTGATCCGTCTACACCTGCTAACGCAATTATTAGTATGAGTTAAGGAAAAATTTTATGGCTTTAGTTATAAATGATAGAGTAAAAGAAACTAGTACAACTACAGGTACAGGCACATTAGATCTTGCCGGTGCTGCAACTGGTTTTGTAAGTTTTGTATCAGGAATTGGTAATGGTAATACAACTTACTATGCTATTTTTGAACAAGGTACTTCTAATTTTGAAATAGGAATTGGTACAGTAACTGATGCAACACCTGATACTCTAGCAAGAACTACAGTTTTAAATAATTCTGCAGGAAACACATCAAAAATTAGTTTTGGTTCAGCTACCAAAGATGTATTTTGTACATTGCCTGCGGAAAAATCGGTTTACTTGGATGCTTCAGGTACACCAGTAGGAGCAGCGTCGGCTGGCTTTGCATTAGCAATGGCGGTCGCATTATAAATAGGAAAAAAATATGGCACAAAATTTTAGAAACGATTTACAAAGAAACGTAGGAACATCTGAAGTTACTTTAATAACTGGAGGAGATTTTGATGCAGTTATTGGAATAAGATGTTGCAATGTTTCGAGCACTGCTACTATTTTAGTTGACGTTTATATTGTCAACAGCAGCAGTAATCATTATCTTGCAAAAAATGTTAACATCCCACCTAATTCTGCAATTGAATTAATTCAAGGTGGTGCAAAAATTGTTTTAAAAAACGGTGATGTACTTAAGGCTGTATCTAATACAGCTTCATCTTTAGATATTGTTACATCATTTATAGACGATATTAGTTCGTAGGAGGAATTATGACGGCAATAGTAAATGGAGTCCAATACATCGGAGGGCAAACAGCCCCAAATGAATTTATACCAAATCAATCGTCCACGATCGACGGTACACAAACAATTGAAAACGCAGTTCTTGCAGGCCCTATTACAATCCCTGCAACTGTAACAGTAACAGGGACATTAGTAATAGTATAATGAGTAAATTAGAAGTCGATCAAATAGACCCGCAATCAGGGACAACGTTAACTCTTGGAACTTCAGGAGACACGGTTGT